GGCGAAAAACTTTTTAAGTATTCTTAAATTAAGAAACACAGATAAAAACGGCATAAAGTACATTGATAGGTTTATGGATGATTACCGCTCTAAAACTAAACCAATAGGCTATAATAAAATAAAAGGAATTATTGAGTATTATATTTACACCTCCCCGGCAACTGGTCAAAAAGAACTAGGAGCAAAAACTAAAGGCGGAGAGTTATATGAATTTAATATAAAACAAACATTGCAGACAAAAGAATTTCAAGAACTAAAAAAATACGTTCAAGATGGAAACAAGTAAATTAAAAACAGTTAATAGTTTAAGCGGCGGTAAAACGTCAAGTTATATTGCTGCAAATTATCCGGCAGATTACAATGTATTTTCTTTAGTTAGAACAGATGATAAAAATTGCATTTTTCCTGATAAAAAAATAAGGCAAGAGGTTTCAGATAGATTAGGTACAGAATTTATTGGTACTTTGGAAGAGGATATGATTATTTATACAATGTTAGATTTAGAACAGTTTATAGGATCAAAGATTGATTGGGTAACTGGAAAGACATTTGATGAAATTACAGTAAGAAATGGTAAAAGGTATTTACCAAATGTAACGCAGAGGTTTTGTACAACTGAAATGAAGCTGCAACCTATTTTTGATTGGTGGAGAAAAGAAATAAATCAAGTTGTTGAAATGAGAATAGGATTTAGAGCCAACGAACAAAGGAGAGCAAAAACAATGTTGTCAAAAGCAAATAAAAACGGTAATTTAGAATTTAAAGCAATAGTAGGTAAACGTAAAACTCAAAACAAATGGGCAGATATTGAATGGCAAAAACCTAAATTTCCTTTAATAGAAAACCCAACTTTTAAAGATTCTATTGAGAATTATTGGCAAGATAAAAATGTAAGATTTGCTTATTTAAATAATTGTGTTGGTTGTTTTCATAGGTCGCCAGTATTATTAAAACATATGAGCGACAAACATCCTAATAAATTTCAATGGTTTATAGATGCAGAAAAAAACCCTTACGGGAAAAGAACTTTAAAAATAGGTATGAAATATAAAGATATTAAGAAAAGTTTAAAACAAACAAAGTTATTTGATACTGACTTTAATGAATGTGATAGTGGTTATTGTGGATTGTAAAAAATTAAAATATTGGCGAGAATCTGATTTGTTTGAATGGTTATCAAAAAACTATTATAATTTGTTAGTTGATACTAGCGATAATTTTTCAAAATTTGATTGTTACGATATTGAAACAAAAAACAGAATTGAATTAAAATGCAGAGCAACGCATTATGATAAACTAATAATTGAAAAACCTAAATACGAATATCTAATAAAAGAATCAAAAAAGTTTGGCGATGTTCCAATTTACATAAATAGCACACCTAAAGGAATTTTTTTATTTGAGTTAAAGGATCTAAAACTTAAATGGTTTGAAAAACCTCTGCCAAAAACAACAGACTTTAAAAACAACAATTTAACAAACAAAGAAGTAGCGACAATAAATATTAACAAATCAAAACAATTAAAGTAATGGAAGAAACATTAAAAGAAATAGAGAGATATTTAGAGGTAACATATCCTGATGATTGGTTTTTACCTGGTAAATTAGATATTTTAAGACTTAAATTTTTATCAGAGTTAAAGCAACAAAAGATTGATGATTTAAAAAAACAAATATCAGATTTAAATAAATTATAAAATGAAAATAACAAACGAAGATAATATGGAACTAATGGCTAGGTATGAAGATAATTACTTTGATTTAGCTATTGTAGACCCTCCTTATGGAATTGATATTAATTCAAGTGGTAGATTAGGACATTATGGAGGTAAAGGTAAAAGCTGGGATAGCAAAATACCTAGTCAAGAGTATTTTAAAGAATTAGAAAGGGTTAGTAAAAATCAAATTATCTGGGGTGGTAACTATTTTTATTTAAAGCCTACTAGATGTTTTTTAATATGGGATAAACAACAACCACAAAATATTTCTTTTGCATCTTGTGAATTAGCTTGGACTTCTTTTGACCAATCAGCTAAAACTTTTTATATGCGACCACAAAACGCTGATAATATAAGAATACACCCAACACAAAAACCAGTTAAACTTTACGAATGGCTTTTAATGAATTATGCAAATGTAGGCGATAAAATATTAGATACTCATTTAGGTAGTGGCTCAATAGCTTTGGCTTGTCACAATTTAGGATATGATTTAACTGCTTGTGAGCTTGACAAAGAGTATTACGATGCAGCAATAAAAAGAATAAACGAACACAAACAACAAATAAGAATGTTTTAATATTTAAAATATTTTTTCTAATTTAGCGAAAACAAACAAAAACTTAATGAAAACATTTAAAGACTTCAATATTGATGTCGGCAATAAAACGACTGGCAAAATTAAAACACAATGCCCAAAGTGCAGCCATACAAGAAAAAACAAACGTGATAAATGTTTGTCAGTAGACTTAGACAAAGGCCTATGGAATTGCCACAACTGCGGCTTTGGAGGTACTACAAAATTTGAGAAAAAGCAAGAGTATATTGTACCTCAAAAAATAAAACTTAATATTTCTGAGCCAGTTATTGAATGGTTTAAGGGTAGAGGCATCACAGAGCCAACTTTGAAACATTGGAAAGTAGGGCAATCAATGGAATATTTTCCGCAAGTAAACGCAAAGCGTAGAGCCGTAAACTTTAACTACTACCGAGAGAATGAACTTGTAAACGTAAAATATAGAGATTCGCAAAAGAATTTTAAAATGGTATCTGGTGCGGAACTTATATTTTATGGCCTTGACAATATAAAAGAAATGGACAAAATTTATATTGTTGAGGGAGAAATGGATGCTTTGACTTTACACGAGGCGGGTATTTATTCCGTTTGTTCTGTTCCAAATGGTGCGTCTAAAGGAAGCCAAAGACTAGAATATTTGGACAACTGTTGGCAATACTTTAAAGACAAAAAAGAAATAATACTTTGCACAGATAACGACAATCCGGGAATTGAACTTAGGAAAGAACTCGCAAGAAGGTTTGGAGCATATCGTTGCAAATACGTTGATTTTGGCGATTATAACGATGCTAACGAGATTTTAATATCTAAGGGAGCAGAAACATTAAGGAATGTAATAAAAGGCGCTAAAAACTTTCCTTTGGAGGGCGTTTTAAATGTTGATGATATTTGGCAATCGGTTTTAAATTATAATGAGGCCGGAGTTAAAAACTATTCAATAGGTTTGCCAAACTCAGATACATATTTTAAAATGTCTTTAGGAGAGTGGACTGTTGTAACCGGAATACCAAATTCAGGAAAGTCTGATGTAATTGACCAAATATTTTGCAACTTAGCAACTTCATACGATATGAGATGCGCAATCTTTGCTCCTGAATCATTTCCATACGAAGGCCATATAAAAAGAATTGCTAATAAATTAAACGAAACTAATTGCGATAGTAACCAACTAAATAACACAAAAGATTTTATTGAAGATCATTTTTATTGGGTTAAAATAGATTTAGAAAATCTAACTTTAAAAGCAATATTAAACCATTTTAAAGAGTTAGTATTTCAAAAAGGAATAAATGTTTGTGTAATAGACCCTTGGAATATGCTCGACCATTCAGCACAAAGAGACCATTCTTATATTGGAAAAGTATTATCTGAAATTACACAATTTTGTCAGCAAACAAATACACATTTGTTTTTAGTGGCGCATCCTAGAAAAATAGAAAGCGAAAACGGAAACTATAAAAAACCAACTTTGTATGATATAAGTGGCTCTGCTGACTTTTTTAACAAGGCTTACAACGGATTAATAGTTTATAGATGTATTGGACAACGTACTAAATTTGATTCTGATATTGTTAAAATGTATGTAGAAAAAGTAAAACGAAAAGAAAACGGACAACTAGGAGATTTTGATATTGCTCCTGATTTTAAAAACGGCGGTGTTTATAGGGATGTCGATTTAAATACAAAAAGGTTTGAAGTTGTAACCGATGATAATGTACCATTTTAGTATGAATAAAAAAATTAAAGTTTTAGAATTATTTGCCGGTAGCAGAAGTATTGGAAATGCAGCAGAATCTTTGGGATATGAAGTTTTTAGTAGTGATATAAACAACTTTGAAGGAATTAACTATGTTGTTGATATATTAAATTTTGATACTAATAAAGTTCCATTTAAACCTGATATAATTTGGGCAAGTCCGCCTTGTACTTATTTTTCTGTTGCAAGTATTGGTAAGCATTGGAACGAAGATAATACTCCTAAATCAAAAAATGCTTTAATTGGAGTTTCTTATGTAAGTAAAACTTTAGAAATAATAAAAACATTAAAACCAAATAAATGGTATTTAGAAAATCCTAGAGGTAAATTAAGAAAATTACAAGTTGTAAAAGGATTGCCAAGAACAACTGTTTGGTATTGCACCTATGGAGACAAAAGAGCAAAGCCTACTGATATTTGGAGTAATAATATATTTTCATTGTTTAATGTTAATGGATGGCAACCGAGGCCCGAATGCTTTAACGGAAACCAAAATTGTCATCACGAGTTTGCACCTAGGGGAAGTCAAACTGGTACACAAGGTTTAAAGGGTAATTATGATAGAAGTAAAATTCCAAATGAACTATGTTTTGAAATATTAAAAAGTTAATATGCCTAAAAATAAAAAAATAAACATACCGCAAACAGACGAACACAGAAAGGCAATGCAATGGTGCATAAAAAACAATGTTACAGTCGGAGTTTTACCTACAAAAAAAGGTTTAAAAGTTGAAATTAACGAAAATGGAGACAAAAAAGTATCGCCAAAAATATACACACAAGAGGAAGCACAAAAAAAAGTTATAGAATTATATTTGTATATTTACAAAAAATACTGGCAAGTATGAACATAAACTTTAACACAACTATTTTTGCTTTATTCGGCATTTGCTTTGGCGCTAATTATTGGAATTCTAATATGGATGACGATTTTGGCGAAACAGATTTAACCGGAGAAACAGAACATTGTTTGCAATTCTTTATTGCGGTAGTTGGAATTTCTTTTGTTTGGTTTACACAAGATAAATAATTACTCTTTTGAAAAAAAAAGTAAACATTGCATCTGTAAAAGAAAATCAGGACAATCCAAGATTTATAAAAGATTCTAAATTTAAAAAATTAGTCAAGTCAATTAAGGCGTTTCCTGAGATGTTGGAGAAAAGGCCAATAGTAGTTGATGAGAATATGATTGTTCTTGGCGGAAATATGCGTTTAAAGGCTTGTAAGTCTGCCGGGTTGTTTGAAGTTTGGATTGATATTGCACAAGGTTGGACAGAAGAACAAAAGCAAGAATTTATTGTTAAAGACAATGTAGGCTTTGGAGAGTGGGATTGGGATATACTAGCCAATGAATGGGATGTTCAAAAATTAGTAGAATGGGGGATTGATCTACCCGTTTATGATGTTCCTATTGATGATGACCAAGACGACAAAAACGATACAGATAAAGAGGTTTGCGAATTGTGCGGTAAATAAATTTGCACAATTAAAAGAAAAATTATAATTTAGCATAGAATTAAGAACGACCAAGTTTAAAATTCTTTTTCATAAAATTTAAGTTTGTACCTCTCAGAAATGGGAGGTTTTTTTATGTATTTATATTTTTTTAACTTTGCGATATGGCAACAAAAACCGACATATTAAAAAGGAATCTTTTAGAAGCGCTAGAAAAATCGCTCGGAGTAGTTACAACGGCTTGTAAAA